TTTATCCTTTTGTGACGAAGATAATTGTATTTTTAAGTATTTGACAAAAGATAAGACGTATATATTACACAACCCATAATGGAAAATTTTTAACAATACACCACTTTTAGTGGAAAATAATCACCTTCATTGGTGATTTTTTGTTTTATAATGGAAAAATTAGTATTTATTAATATGAAGTTTATTATATCTGAAAATAGAATTGATGATTTGGTTGTTAAACATCTTGATAGTGTGTTTGATGTTGCAAATATTGGTTGGACATATGGTTCAGATGATATGGGTAATGAGGTTGATTATGCTGCCGAGTTCTATGAAGGTGACTATGAAGATGGTTGGGGTGAGAACACTTTGTTTAGATGGTATAATAAAGATTATTGGTATGATGAAGAATCGAATTTACCTAGAGACGGGCACGAATACGACCGTAGAATATTGAATAAGAGTATAAAAGAATCACCAATAGTTGAATTTGAAAATTCTCATTTATCAAGTCAATTAGATGGTATTTTTGGAGACCGATGGGAAGAACCTTTCAAAAGATGGTTTGAAGATAATTTTCATTTTCCGGTAAAAACAATTTATAAATAAAAAACTATGAAAAAAATTTTATTACTTTTAATGTTAGTTTTGTTAACTTCTTGTGAGGGTTATCAAGCTGTTGTGTATTCTTATGGTATTCGTCAAAGACCTCAACCAAGACCAAGACGTGTGTATCATTACTATACCCCATACACTTATTATCCGGTTGCGACTCCGGTTTATGTTTACTCACCAAGATTTAGAGCCCCATATTTTAATGTTAGAGGGAACAACTTTGAACAACAACATCAGGGAGGAAGAAGACGTTAATTTTTTTTTAATCAATTTGGATTTTTATTTTTTTGAGATATTTATAAAAACTAGAGCAATATATTTCTAGCTTTTTATTTCTAGAATTTTTTATTATATAAGATATTAAAATTATCAAGACCCAAATTCCCTCTAATTCAGAGGGTTTTTTATTTTTACAAGTATTTATAACTATGGATATTATTATTACAGAATCTCAATTAAAATACATCATTAAAGAGACATTTAATGTTGATTACACATTTGATAGATTTAAACCAACTTTTGACCCAAAATACGGACCACCTAAAATTTTCTTCAATAATTCCGTTAAAGTTGATGGTAATAAAGATTCTGAAACTGAAATTTATAAATTCACTCGTAAAGATGGTGAAGAATATCAGTTCGATAGCCGTGATATATCTATAGCATCTAATGGAACACCTTTTATTAAATTATCGGATTTTGAAATTGAATACCCTGAAGAAGGTGATAAAATTCGTGGAATGATTGAATTAGAAAAGAAAAATAATGAAACCAAAGTTAATTCGGTTGATACTAATGAAATTATTGACAATCCATTATCCGATATTAATCAGGCATATTTTAAGAAAAATATAAGTGGTGTCCCACAAACAATATTAGATTCTATTAAAAGTGTTTATCCTTCTAATTGGGGTAAGATTGATGAGGAGGGTTGTAAAACAGGTGAAGGATTATTAGATATCGAAACCGTTGGTGTTGGACAGAGATGGTCGATTATGAATTATTTTGATACCAATCCTAAAGTGATTTATATTTTAACTAATGAATTTTTAAATGACCATAATAATTTTACAATAAATGATTTTAAAAATTGGATTCAAAGAGAATCAAAAAAATTGTTTGGAGAAAATAGTGATGTGTTAAAACAGATGGTGTCGGTGAATAAAAAAAGTTTAGAATCAGGGCTTAAAACTGAAGAACAAGCCATAAATCATTTGGTTAATAAATTTGGTGTGTCACCCGAAAAGATTGTTCAATATTGTAGTGGGTCAGAAGATGATAGAAAACTTTCTAGAGACATTAAATTCACCGTAAATGGTAGAGATTATTATATTCAAATAAAACCATTGTCGTCCATAAATAAAGTTAATGATAGATATGATGTGAGTACAAGAGGTATGAAGGATTCGTATAAAACATACAATCAAAAAACCGTTGATTATATTGGATACGCAGACAGAAATGATTTAATATTATTTCCAAACAAACAATATAGCACTCAAGAAAATGGAAGAAAGGTGATACACTATGTTGACCCTATAGAAAAAGTTTAAATAAAAAAACCCTCCTGTCCGGAGGGTTTCTTTTTATTTTTTAATTCTGTAGAAACGTAAAATTTCTTTTCTTGAAAACAATGACTTATCAAATACTTCAGGTGCTGCCCAATCATATTTTACGTAATATGTTTTAACATATTGTTTTACGGTTTCAATATCTTCTTGATTAAGATTCTTTTTTGTTTCAACAATCAGGTGACCCTCTTTTGTGTAGTAAATTTTTTGACCATATTCCATTGGTTCAGGAAGTTTATCTACTTGAGTTGATTGTGAATAAATTTGTGTTGATAACAACAATACAATTATTATAAGTATTTTTTTCATAAAATTATTAAATTAAAATTAAAGATTTTTTTATATTTATCGTTTTAATATTTCTTTAGAGTAGAACTCGTCGAACCCAACCATCATTTCAGTCATAGATTTGTTTGTTTCTAACCCAACGATGTTATCAATTAAACCAAACTCTTTCGACTCATCCGAGTTGAACCATTTGTCATTTCTTGATGATTCATACATCTCGTCAAATGTTTTCCCACAATTCTCTGCCAAGATTTTAAATAACATATAGTTATACTTCTCAGCTTCCAATTGATTGATACGAGTATCTTGAACATTTCCTTGTGTTCCGTGAGACACCATATGTGTCATAATTTTTGAGAAGATTAATGAACTTCTTTTCCCTTTGGTTCCTGACGATACTAACACCGAACCCATTGACGCACACATCCCAACATTTAATGTTGCAACATCCGGTTTGATGTAGTTCATTGTGTCTCTAATTCCAAGTCCACTTAAAACTGAACCTCCCGGAGTGTCAAGATACATACTAATATCCTTTTTATCTGTTGTTTCCAAGAAGATAAGTTGAGCTTGGATGATAGACGCCATCTGACTCTCAACCGGTCCGGAAACCCAAATAATTCTGTCCATCATAAGTCGGGAGAAAATATCAAGTTGAGTTGCTCTCATCTCTCTTTCTTCCAAAATATATGGGGTTACACTCTCAATGTGTTTTTGGTAGTAATCCAAATTAAGACCTGAGATACCTCTGTCACCTATTGCGAACTTTTGAAACTCTTTTCCGTAATTCATATTATGATTTTTTGGTTTTCTTTCTTTTTTTAGGTTTTAGGGTCGCCACGGCATCTGTTAAGATATCAATTGTACCTTCTTCCGCCCCATATACGTCAACATTAACAATAACTTTAATGTTTTCTTTTTTAAGTTGTTTTACAATTTTGCGTTTTAGTTTTGATTTAACTTTACTTAAATTCAAATCAACTAATACGTCGAACCCGGTTTTTGTTTCTATTTCACTCATTACGCTTTTTGTTTAGATGGAACTAATGTTAATGCTTTTGCAACTGCAATATCTTTGGATTTTAATCCTTTTTCTACAAGTTTTCCGTTTTTAAATATTCGGTAATCAAACGTCATTGAATATCCGTGTTTTTTTGTTGTGTCCGGTTTTTTTGTTGCCAACACATAAATGTCATTAAGACCCACTTTAACTACATACTTCCCTTTTGAACTTGGTTTTCCCATTTTTAAATGTTTTAGATTATTAATATTGGACAAAGATATACAAAAAATGTTATTGCAACAACTTTTTATTAAAAATATTTTTATTATACTTGTTACATGAGACGTGAGGTATTTGAAAAGGCTTTGAAGTGTTTTTGTTCCAAAGCTAAAATTGAAGAATATAATACTTGGGATAGAAGTAGATTGGATGAAAATAATAAATGGATTAAAGATTCTCCGGCATTATTTGTTGTGATAAGTTTTGATACAACTGAATCCAATTCAAAGTGTAATGGGTTATCTCAACAATTATCAGATTTATTAGGTCATGAGATTATGATTGAAAATAATTCAAATTTAAATTATTTAAATTAAATGGAAAAAAAACCAGATTTGGTAGTTTGGAGTGAAAAGAATGGTTACGACGCAAAATTAAAGGAGTATCCAACAAGTGCTGGTGGTCAAGGTTTTGATTTACCAAATGTTCCTTTGTTTAGAAGTTTGGCATCAAAAAAGATGATGGATGTCTTTAATAGAGAACAACAAGAGATTAGAGAACGAATTGAAAAAATGTATGATGAGTATAATACTTCCATTATGGTTTGGGAATCTAAAATTTCTTTTGAGCCAATAGTTGGAAAGTCATATTTTTTATATAACTTTGCCGGAGAATTAACATTATCGTTAATTGCGCCCAATGAATGGGGACGTGGAAATGATTTTGTTGGTGAATATATTTTAAACTCAGATAACAAATGGATAACAAAAAATCTTGCAAAGAATGTCCATGGGTAGTTAGGAATCATTTTAATGATATGATTATCGGACATTCAATGAAACACGACAAGCCCCACAATTGTCATATGATACCTCCGGAGAAAAGAGGTGGTCTGTGGGAAACAAAAGAAGAAACTAAATGTATTGGTAGAAAACAATTTGAAAAACAACAAGAATATGAAAGCAACATTATCGTATAACTTAAACGACCCTGATGACAGAATGGCTCACTTGAGAGCAGTTAAATCTATGGATATGGCATCCGCATTATTTGAAATAAGTAGAAACCTAAAAAAACGAATTGAGCATAGATTTGAAAATACTGATAACACAAATAACGATGTGTTTGACGGGATTCAAGAAGTTTTCGACGGGATTTACGAAATATTGGGTGATAACAGCATAGATATTGATGAGTTAATTAATTAAGGTATGGAACAAGCTGAATTAGAATTTGTTTTCTTTATGAGGGGAACATCAGGGTCATTTATGACAAACTTATTTAAAACCATTATGAGTGCTGATTTGGAAAATATGAGAAAATTATCATTAGGATTTCCTAATGAAGTTGATGTGGTTCATAGATATCAAAATGAAGAAGGTTATTGGCAAAAATTAGAAAAAAAATTAGGGTAAGATGAAAAAAAATCTACAAATAGCGGTAATTGCTCACGACGGAAAAAAAGCAGATATGGTTGCCTTTATTATGAAGAGATTAGATTTCTTTAGAAAGGTTGATGTTATGGCGACAGGCACAACTGGAAAACATATTGAACACGCAGGTCTTGATGTGAATTGTCTTAAATCAGGTCCTTTAGGTGGTGATGCTCAAATCGCTTCGTTAATATCTGATGGTGAAATAGACGCTGTTGTATTTTTTATTGACCCGCTAGGTCTTCATCCCCATCAGGTAGATGTGAATATGTTATTACGAATTTGTAATGTTTATAATATACCATTAGCAACAAATTATTCCACAGCATCTTTAGTAATAAGTGGACTTGAAAAAAAATTAAAACTGTAACATTAAATTATGAAAAAGTTAGTATTATTATTGTGTTTAGTGTTGTCATCGTGTTATGTTCAGGAAATCCCAAATGGGCCAAATGAGAATAGTAACGGTAATGTTATTATTGTTCCCCCACCAAACGGGAATGGAATAACAAGTCAAAATTTGGTTGGACAAACGTGGGTTATTACGAATTATAGGATTGGACAGATGGGTCAAATACTCCCAAAAAACGATACCCTTCGTTTTCTGACACCAACAACCTACAAGTATAATAACTATACCACCACATATAGTTTGTATCTTACAGGGTCAGGGTATAACTTAACTTTGAACTACACACCTTGGGGTAATTTAAGTGGAAACATAAACGATTACAACATTACGTCAGGTCAGATTGTTGGGTCAAGATTTGTGGATATATCAACAGGGTCGTCAAACACAACAGAATATTTTTTGTGGATGAATAAAATATAAATAAGATGATAGATAAATTATTTGAAAAGTTTATGAACACCTCTGAAGGTGACCCCGATTTAATTTGGAATAAAGAACAATTCGTTGATATGTTATTAACTGATGATGATTTCTACCAAGAGTGGGGTGAAGATTGTTGTGAGGAATTAACATATACTGAGAGATACAATATATGGATTGGAAATAACTATGAAACTGGTATAGAATATAATCCGGAGATTATTCCTGATTTTGAAAATGATTATTATGAACCAACACCAAAAAGAAAATTAAAATGGAATTAACAAAAAAATATATAGATTTTATGTTGGAGAACGTTATTGGTTCCAACATCAGGGTTCAGTTACCGAATCCCCAAGAAGACGGAAAATTGTTTTGGACTAAATTAGGCCCGACAGTTTATATGAATGTTGAGTTGGAAGTTATTGAAAAATATACCCGTTCAGTTATTTTTAAATTGAAATTTGATAGATACGAAGTTGAGAAAATTATATTCATACCAATTGAATCTTCACCAATGAGTATAAAAGAAAAACTACACAACACTATTGAAAATTTAGTTAGTAAAACTTTTATCAGTGATGGTAGACAGGAAGAAATGAGACAGATGTATGAGGAAAAAAGAAAAACAATGTTTTCCAAATTAGAAAAGATGGTCGGTAAGATTAAAGAGGTTGAAGATAATAAATCAAATAAAATTATAGAATAATGACATACGATGAATTAGAAAATTGGCAAGCGGTTAGTTACCGAATGGATAACGAAGGGATTGATTATTGTTTTGAACACTACTCAAGTTTTGAGGAAATCAAAGATGAAGAATTTCACAGATTAAGATTGAGTTTCTTACAATATATGACAGAAATTCGTGAATACGTTGACAAAAAAGTTGATGAAGGTGAAAACTTTGAATTAGATGGAGAGTTGGAAGATGAATAATACACAATCAACTGACGATGAATTGTGGGACTATTATAGCGGATTACCAAATCCAATGTGGTATCAACATATCAAAGAATTAGAAGATGAGGAAGAAGATACAGGTAATAGTGATGATACTGAAGTTACTACTGAATAAAATAAAACGAAAAAGAAAAAGTATATGGGACTTATGAATAATATAGATAAAAAATATCAAGAGCTATTACAAGACATTCTTGATAACGGAGTAGAAAAGAAAGACAGAACCGGAACGGGAACAATCTCTGTGTTCGGAAGACAAATCAGACATAAAATGTCAGAAGGTTTCCCATTACTTACGACCAAGAAGATGCCATTTAAAACAATTGTAACAGAACTACTTTGGTTCTTACGAGGTGATACCAATATTAAGTTTTTAGTTGATAATAATTGTCACATTTGGGATGGAGACGCTTATAAACGATATGAAAATAGTTATGCTGCTTGGGTTGGAAATTCTTCGTGGTCAAATAATGCTGAGCCTTGGGATATGGAAAACTTTATTCGACTAATAAAAGAAGACGAGAGGTTTTGTTCCATATTTGGTGAGTTAGGTCCAATTTACGGAGCACAATGGAGAAATTGGGATGGTTATCATAATGCAATTGGTGAAGATAATAGATTCATAAAAAATATGAATGGTATAGACCAAATCCAAAACCTAATCAATGACCTTAAAGCGAATCCAGACAGTAGACGATTGATGGTTAATGCTTGGAATGTTGGAGAATTAGACCAAATGGTTCTTCCACCTTGTCATTATGGATTTCAAGTTTATACAAGAGAGTTGAGTTTGGAGGAAAGAGCAAAATGGTTAGAAGATAATAAAGGATACGACTTATTGGTTGGTAATTTAGAACACGACCATATAAGAGAAGTTGTTGAAGAAGAAGCACCAACCAGAGCAATCTCCCTAATGTGGAATCAACGTTCAGTAGATACAGGATTGGGTTGGAGTTTCAATATAGCGTCTTATTCATTACTTTTAATTATGTTAGCAAAACAAGTTAATATGATTCCGGATGAAATAATATGTAATTTAGGTGATGTTCATCTTTATTCAAATCATATTGAACCAATTAAAGAACAATTAGGTAGAGAACCATTTCCACTACCAAATGTTACATTATCAGATAGAATTGTTAATGATATTTCTGAATATACTTTAGAAGATATTAGATTGGAAAATTACCAATCTCATCCAACCATAAAGTTACCACTATCTAATTAATTTTTAGGACTACCCTTTAACTTTTAACATTTTAATGATATTTATATTAAAAGGTAGTCCTATGATTGGTATTTATAAAATTACAAATAAGAATAACGGTAAATCATATTTTGGTTCATCAAAGAATATTGAAACCCGATGGTTAACTCATAAAAATCAATTAAAAAATGGTATACACCATAATATATATTTACAAAGAACTTGGGATAAGTATGGTGAAGACATTTTTGTTTTTGAGATTGTTGAAGAATGTGATATAAATATTTTACTTGAAACCGAGCAGAAGTATTTAGATTCTAATCCGGAATATAATATTGGGTTAACCGCTAGCGGTGGTGATAATATTAGTAAAAATCCAAATAAAAAGGACATTATTAGTAGAATAACTAAATCGGTTAAAGATAGGTATGATTCTATGACTGATGATGAAAAAAAAATGAAACATTCTCAACCTATGGAACAAAACCCAAATTGGAGAGGTGGTACAAGTTTCAAATATTGTGAATGTGGTAATAGAATAGGTTATGGTAACATTTGTTGTAGTAAGTGTAGACCAAGAACTGAAAGTAATAATCCTTTTTACGGAAAAAACCATACAGAAGAAACTAAAAATAATTTAAGAGAAAAAAGATTGGGTGTTTATAACGGAAACCAAAATATCCCAATAATAATTGATAATGTTGAATATAGGTCTTCAGGTGAAGCCTCAAAGATACTTAATATCCCAATGGTTACAATTCGTTGGAGGGTTAGAAGTAATAATAAAAAATTTAATAATTACCAATATAAAGAATAAAAAATATGGAACAAAATATAAGAAAATATACCCACGAAGAAAGAACAGAATTGTTAAAACAAGCGATGGGGGAAGAAAGATATAATAAAGCGGTCGATGAGTTAATGCCGTTTGGTGGTGGTATGAGTGAATATTACGACTTTTATAAAATACCTTATAACGTAATAGCACCTTTAAGCAATTAAAAATGTTAATTCATATTCAGACACAGGAATTGGAAAAAGAGTTTATAAATCCGGTTAAAAATGGGTTTGTGTCTCATCCGGCAATTGATTACCAAACAAACGCCATCCACGCACAATTTGAAGGGAAAGATGTTATCATCTTTAACTTCAAAAAGTATGGATGGTTTAACGATAATAGATTTAACACATACAACCTATCATTAGGACCAGCAGGTATAACAATTGAAATATTATTATGAAAAGTCCATTAAGTGGGAGAGAAATGAAACTAATGACGGAACCATCCACATTAGATTATAAAGGAAAGACTTATAATGTTATTCACCATTATTATTTATGTGAATTAACAAACGAACAATTCACAACAACAGAGTTGGATGAACAAAATTTACAAGAACTTAACAAACAAGTTAAACTTGATTTTTTAGAAGAATGTGGTCTTTTAGAAAGTGAAGAGGGAAAAATAAATATATCAACCTTATATGAAGGAAGAACAAAATACAGAATTGGAGAACAATAATTACTTTAATAAGAATAAAGTAAAAATTAATAAAATAGTTAAGGAGTATGAAAGCGCCTCAAATAAAGAAGTTTGGGAAGGCGTAAGGGATAATTTTACCTTTGGGTTCTTAGGTGCTACCTTAGTCGTTTTTATTGCAACACGGACAGATATTGCGGTTTTATTGGGGTATCTGATATATTACTTCTTTATGGGTAAGATTGTTAACCGACCAAAATATGTAACGGACTTGGGTAAACTAATTGTGTTTCCGATACCATCCGCATTAGGTGCGTTTGTAGGTTATAAATTAAGTTATGTATTACTTAATTTAATTCAATAAAAAAACCGACGTAATGTCGGTTTTGTTGTTTTAAACCAAATAAAAATCTGGACTTGTCATAACTGAAGCTACTTTATCTTGATTATATAAATTTGTATTTTTTCTATCGGAAATTGCTTGTTTAATTAATTCTTCATCAGATTTACCGGATTTAATTCCGGACTCTAAACTTTTTGCAAATTTCTGAAAATATCCCGGGCCATTCCAACTAGCGTATGAGAAGTGCATTAATAACCTATCATTAGACTCAACACGTTCTCTAAGTTCGGGTGAAAAATAATTATTCGAATTTATATCATATTGATTTTTCATTATTTTTGCGGCTAAAGTTTTTAATGTATCTTCTAGTTGACCCCCTTTATAATTATGAAACCAAGTTTTACAAAAAGGTTTTAGACCTAATTTTGTTTTTTCATCATCAATAATTTTGAAAAACTCTTTACCGTCCTGAGTACTTTCCCAATTACCATTCTTTCT